GACGCACGGGTGCTCGGCGTGCCCGTAGCCGATGTGGTACCCCTTGGTGAAGGGGCCGACCCCGTCGAGGACCCGGAGCTGGATGATCCCGTCGCCCTTGTCCTTCTCCTTGGCGTCCTTGGGGGCGCCGAGGCCCCACCAGCCGTCCTCGCGGACGTCGATGACCTTGGCGCGGACCATCGCGAAGAGCGTGGCGTCGTCGGGGCAGACGACGTCGATGCCGTCGTGGCCGGGCGGATGGAAGCCCCAGTCGTCGGTGATGATCTGCCGCACGGGGCGATGGACCCGGATGTTCCAGCGGGAGCGCAGGTCCTTGCGGTACTGGACGCGCTCCGTGGAGCCGTAGCGGTTGCGCTCGACCGCCGACTGCCGCTTGTTGCGCAGCTTGACCCGCAGATCGGGCGTGACGCCGTTCTCCATCGCCTTGGCCGCCGACTCCAGGCCCATGGCCCGACACAGCGACGCGGTGAAGCCGCGGGTGGCGACGCCGTAGACGCCGTCGTGCTTGATCGGGCAGTCGATCCCCATCCCCCTGAAGAGGCGGTCGACATCCTCCTGCCACGACTTGATGTCGTCGCCCTTCATGAGCTCGCGACCCACCTTGAAGGTGCGCGGCTTCTTTCGCTCTGCCATGTGCTACTCCTTTCACCAAAGCCGGGTGTCCCCGGGATACCGTGGGACGAAAGGCCTCGGAAGCAGACTGCGATCGCCGTAATGGATCGCGTTGTGGGTTCGATGGGACGTGGTGATCAAGAACTCGGGGTCCAAAATCGCCTCAACCCGATTGAGGATGTCGTCCCTCGTGATCGGGTTCATGTGATGTACCAGCAGACCCTGATGGATGTCGTAGCCCAAGACCCCAAGGTCGCACCCGAGGTCACGGGTGATGACGAAGTTGCGCGCCCGTTCCCAGTCGCGGGTTCCGTAGAACTGCTGGTTGATCCAGCGATCGAAGCCGAACGTAGCGTGTCCGACTTCGCCGCCGAGGCGCAAGTACTCGTAGCGCTCTTCGAAGGTCTCGAGGAGTTGGAGTTCGGAATAACTCCTAGTCCTCATCCAGTTGCTCCGGAACCTGCGTGCCGCTGTAGGAGCGCATGGCATCGATGGCCGCGTTGAAGAGCTCCTCCACGTGCCCTTGTCGTTCCATGGCTTCCTTCTTCACTTCCATGAGCTCAACCTCGTGACGAATACGAAGCTGCTCGAGCTGCTCACGGCGCGATCCCATCTTCAAGAAGTGCGTGATGACCTGCGACGACGCGGAACCTTCCTCGATCTGCTCCTCGGCGAGGTCGTAAGCCTTCGCGGCCACCTCCTGCTCCCTCGACTCGATTGAGGTCGCCGGTTTGCGCCGCCTTCGGGCGCCTTCTTCGGACTTTCGCCTGGCCATCTGCACCTCCTTCCTACTTTTGTTTGTGCCAAATATCCCTCCGGAGCTATTTTTGGCAGCCGGGCGATCGAGAAGGGGGGCCATTTTTTTGCGACCCCCCTCCCCCCTGCTTGCAACCTCGACACGCCCAACGCAATCGAGATCACAATCCGATTTCCTACTTGCGACGAGAGAGAGTTTTGTTTTTCGATTCGAACGTGAATCACCAATGCAATCCCTACCGATGGATAGACACGGTGAGGGGGCAGTGGGATTCACAATTCAAATCACTTCTTGTTCTTCCAACCCATACAGCACCTCCTTTGGCGTTTACGTCGAAGCGTGTTGTGCGATCTTCCTATGCATTCCGCTCACGTTCTCACGAACGATCTCGTCGATGGCCTGCTGGATGGCCAGACGTTGGTCTGCATCGCTCAACTCATCAGAAGTTCTAGCAATCCTGGCGAGGAGCGAGGCCGTGTGGTAGCCCAGGCGGGTGTCATATGCAAACCACTGTTGGAACTGCGTCCAAGGATCGAACGGGTTGTCGTATGTGGTAAGCATGTACTCAGTCCTATCCCTACTACGAACTGAGTTGTTGGTTTCGCTATCAGCCAATGTCTCTCACCTCACTCCGAAAGGCCCAGCTTGAGCGTGGTCAGTGACACACCTAGTTGCTCAGCCACTTCCGCCTGTGTAGCACCATTGGCCAGCATGGCCTTGGCTCTAGTGACGAACGTAGATGACATGAGTTTCGGCGTACGTGGTGTGGCCAGTTCCCTGACACGGTCGATGTCCGTGTTCAGGAGGATCTCTTTCAACTTGGTAGGGGAGATCGCACCAGCCTGAATGGCGGCCCATTCATCTTCCTCGATGTGGATCCGTTTCTTACTGGCACCCGTTCTTTCACGAGCTTCAGCAAGAGCTTGATTACGGATCTTCTTCTTCTCTTCCTTGTCCATGCCAGGATTCGCCTGCACACGCTGCGTATAGATGGCGTTTCCGATGACCTGGGCTTGTCTTTCGAGGGGGGTATTTTTTTTGGCCACCCTTAGTTGCGACATCAGTGAATCTACCTGAGCCGCATACACCTTGGCTGATGATGGTTCGTACTTGATGGGCTTGAGATCTACGTACTCTCGACGAATCCTGTTGGCAAAGGCCTTGAGGTCGTTCGAGTGATCCGCATAGAGCCGCTCCTGAGGGGTACCACTGGAGAGGGTATGCGCATCATCGGTAACGGACAGCTTGCTGACGGTAAGCATGGAGGGTTGCTCCACACCGTCCTTGTCCTTGTAGGTGCGACCCGTAGGGACAAACACCTTCTTGCCCGTGGCCCTATCGATGGGGCCACCGTCCTTGGCGGGCCGTTCCTTGAAGTGCGGTACACGCTTATCAGATCCAGCTTGGGAGATCAGCGTCGAGGCGCCCTTGAGCGTACCTCTAGGCGCGCGTCCCTGATACCGCTCCTTGAGGGCAGCGATACCGTTATCAACATAGGACGCTTTGTAGTCCAGCATGTGCTTCTCTGAATCGATGATGACCATCGAATGACGAACCGCTCGAACCAGATGGCTCGACGGCGCACCCTTGATGGTCATGTCGGTGATGAGGTTCGAGATGTCCCCCATCTTCAACTGCATGGTCTTCTGCTTGCCCCTCTTGCCATACACCGGCTCCTTGAGCGCGGCGCTGTAGACACCACCATCGATGGTCTTCATGCCATCGTAGGCGCGGTACTGGATCTTCGGGTCGAAACCCTTCAATCCTTCGAGAGGGGGGGCATTTTTGACTTGCCCTCGATTATTCGGGATGAGGATGACGTGATCACCATCGAAGTCCGCACCTGACAGCCGCTCGGCCACCTTGGCATGGATTCCAATCGCGTCCTTGGCACCGCCCGGACCGAACATCTTCTTGGCTTCCGGGTTACGGTTGTTCACCGTGAGCTCCGGAATCTCGAACGTGCCACCGTGCGGGAAACGAACGAGGGACACTCGCTCGCCATCCTTGTAGGTCGGCGCGTAGACCTCCGTGGGTTTCACGGAGTTGATGGGAAGCAGGACCTTGGTCGACTGGTTCGGCATACTGGCGGCCTTGAGGTGCACCGCCGCCGAATCCACCTCATCAGCGAGCGCCTCAAGCAGCTTTCGCTTTACGGTGGGGTTGGTGAGACCCATGATCTCGTCGAACGAGTTGGTGCGTCGCTCGAAGGTGGCCTGGAGCTGCTGCTTGATGAGCGTGGGCTCCTGCTTGGACAGCATCTGGGAAGGGAGATTCTTGCTCCACTTGTCCCAGTCACCCTCTTCGTTGAGGATGTTCAGCGCGCCTCGTTGACCACCGGGCTTAGGGAAGGAGCCGAACGGGTTACCCCAGTCGACCTTCCCATCGGGCCCCTTCTTGAGGGGCTTGAGCGCGTCCTGCGTGGTGGGTGCGTCCTTCTTCGTCTTGTTCGTGTTGAACGCGAGATCCACACCCTTGGGGAGGTCCGCCTTGTAGACGGCCATGCCCTTGAGGTAGTGAGAATCGCTGACGTTGATGCGAACCTGGGCGTACTGAGCCGCACCCATGTCCAGGTCCTTGACTCCGGGGCGGATGTAGATCACACCATCAGAGTTTGCGCCACCATCTTCAGCATGGATGATCTTGACGCGCTTTATGTCCACCGGAGCGGGGCGCTTGAATCCGCCGTCCCAGGTGTCTCCGCCGTCTTCGGATTTCTCCGAAAGCAACTTGATCTCATAGCGCTTCATCCACATGTCCTTCTGGGTCATGCCAGGAGGACCAAGCGCCTTGACGGTGGTCATCTCCTTCGTGCCGAGCTGGGGGATCTTGACGGTGTCGACGATGTACCCCTTGTCCACCAGCATGGCGAGAGCCACGTCGAACTTGGGGCGGGCAACACCGATACCCGGGGTATCGCTGAGCGGGAGGTCGAGCTCAACTGCGGTCCCGACCTGAACCAGACCCTTCTCCTTGACCTGACGCTCCAGCATGTCGACGATGGACTGAAGCTGCTCCGCCTTGCGCTTGGCGCCGGGAGCTTGGAGGGATCGGACCGTGGACTCGTTGATGCCCATCTCTCGGCCGATCTCCGAGTTGGACATACCGGTGGCCTTCAGTTTCTCGACCTGCTGGATCTTCGCCTGCTTCTGGACGACGCTGGAGATGGAGCGCGCGTTACGCAACTCCTGGGAGGTCATCTCGAAGCCCTTGGCGATGTCGACATCCGAGACACCGGCCTTCTGAAGCTTCTTGTCCATGTCGATGAACGTCTTGCTGCGCTGGTGGCTGTCCTTACCGGATCCCCAGGGGTAACGCCCCGACTTCCGAAGGATGCCGTAGTGAGCCAGGTAGTCCTCTTCCGAAAGAATCACTGCGGCACCTCCTCTCGAAGCTCGTTTAGTCGTTTGTCGAACCGAACAATTTTCTCCATGATCCCCTTGATGACGCCAGGGTCGCCAACGTACTCGCGACACTCGCCATCTTGGTAAATACGCAGTTCGATACCGCGCATCGAGTAAGGATCGATCCCGTACTCGAGGCAGAACAGAGCAGCATAGACCTCAAGCTGATGTTCGTAAGTTCTAGTAACGCCGGTCTTGAGATCAGAGATCCGTAGGACACGGTACCGATACGATATGGCATCGCAGGTACCGAAGGCGTTCGGGGAGTAGAACAGGACGATCTCAGACGACATGCGGTACTGAATGCTCTGGTTGATGTACATCCCGAGCGTCGTCGTTTCGTTGTCCTGTACTTGTCGCTCCTCGATGGCGATGGCGGCGTACCGGTGGTCTTCCACGCCCTTGAGCGCCGCCCGCAGGGTCTTGAATCGGAACTCAAGTTTCGCGTCGTCGTAGTTGATCCAGTGGTACGTGCTAGGCGACAGGAAGGCGTGTTGCCCCTCGAGATGCGAATGCTTCCTCCAGCGCAAGCAACACCTCCTCTTCGTTTTCCGGGTAGATCTTCGCCGCGAAGCCCATGTTGTTGAGCTTCTCGATGTAGTAGTCCTGGTTGGGGCGTGAGCGTGCCCGGCGGTGGGCTTTGACCTCCAGCATGGCCCAGAAGGGTCCATAGTAGATCGAGATATCAAGGATGCCCTGCCGGTAGCTGGCGTCGTTCTTGAGGATCTCGCAGCCCGGGAAACGAGCGTAGAGCCTCTGGATGAGCCCCGCTTGGTAGTCGTTCTCGGCCACAGTTCCCCCAAAAAA